TCTTGGACTGTTCGTCTACTACGACCTTGTCGTCTATCGAAACTACCTGCTGAGCGGGGACGACCCGGCCTTTCTGAGCGGCACGCTCGAGTCGCCGGCTTCGTGGTTCACGAAGGGATTCTTGAACTATTTCAACGCATATCCGGAATGGGCCCCGCGAACCTCGCTGCTGCTCAAGCCCGTCACTAACGTTGTCGGTTATCTGAATCACTCGCTGTTTGGCGCCAACTTCGCGCTCCACTTTGCCGTCTATGTGCTGGTTCAGTTTCTCGGGCTTCTGATCTTCGTCCGTCTCCTTCGAGAGCTCGCCATCCCGCCGCTGCCCGCCGCGGGCATGTCTCTTCTGTTTCTGTTCAATCCTGCGTTTATGAACGCCGGCTTCTTCTCTCTGCCCTTCCAGTTCGATGTGCTGGCTGGCGTGTTTTGCATGGCCGCGCTCCTCGCCGCGTGGCGCAGTCGATATGGCATCGCCCTCCTGCTCCTGACGCTCGCGGTTTTTACCAAGGAATCGGCCGCGTACGCGCCCCTGGCCGCCGCTTTATCCATCATGATTTGGCGCAGGCCGCCTGTTCTGAGCGCGCTCATGGTGCTGCCCTTGTTCTTGTGGGCCGCAGCCCGGTTTCTCGCTTACGGAGACGTCTTCAACCCGGGAGACGAAAGATCGTATGGCGATGTTGCGGAGGGACTCTCGGTCTGGCCTAGCGGCCTCGTGTTGATGGGATTCCTGAACAAATTGGCATCGTCGCTGCCTATTACCCGCACTGAGATCCTCTCGGCAGCCTTTTTTGTTGCCAACGTCGGACTGTGGCTCTTTCTTTGCTACGCGGCATTGGCCGCTGTGCGTCGTCACACAGATGAGCCCGAGCGCTCGAAACTGACGTCGGCTTTGCTCGTCTGGACGCTGGGCGCGCTGTCCTTCGGCGTGCTCGCCGGTCCTCACGCTCGCTATGGTGGCAGCATCTATCCCTTCATGTACCTCTTCCTCGTCGGGCTTTTTTTCTCTCCCGGCTATCGCGTCCCGCGGTGGGTCGTGGCGAGCGTCCTGCTCGTGTTTTCCGCTGCCACTTTTGTCCAGAGCGCCCGCAACGTGCGGATCGGGCTCGCGTGGCAATCCATCATTGCGCCCGAGATTGCCTTGCACGCTGCGTTGCGGGCGCTTCCGCAAGATCGTCGCACCGTCTACGTCGTCAACGCGCCGCATGGTTCGTATTCCGCGCCGCGCCACATAAGCCGTTCGTGGTCCCTGGACCTCGACCTCGTTTTCGTCAATCAATTCAGCGGCTGCAGAGCCTCCGCGGACGTCGGATCGACGCAGTATGATGAGTCGGTCAATCTGCTCCGGGTGCGGATTCCGGATTGCGCGACCTTCTCCTTTCACGCAGCATCGCGGCGAGTTGGAAGCATCGAAAAGGGCGGGTCTCTCCCGCGCGAAGGTGTGGGCGTCTACCAGTTTCCCGACGCGAAAACGCCGCTGCGGCCTGATATCCCTGATCTCGGGAAAACCATGACGCTGCGATTGGAGTCTGGAACTCATCCAACAATCATTGCCTACGATTGGAACAGCGCCGGCTACGCCCTTCTCCTCAAAGGGCGAGATTGACCGCGGCCATCCGCGCGGCAGGATCGGCCCCCGTATCGGTGGTTGTTCGGTGATAGTGCTGCGGAAGCACCCGCTCGCCCTCGACGATCTGCTTCTTCATCCGTACTCTGACAGTCCCGGTTTGCGCGGACTGGCAGTTCGCTGTTGCGCGCGAAGGTGGTGCAGATCAAGTGTAGTTTTGTTCAATCAACTGGCGAAGGATGAGCGCAGAAAGTTGCGTCGTGTGCGGCGAACGCGCGCTATCATGGTGCGGCTGACATTTAAGCACGCGCGCCGCACGGCAATGCGTTGGCGGCTGCCATGTCGTCATTAGACCTTGTAGTGCCCAGCGGCCAAAAGAACTGACGTGTTCGCAAAATCGGCATCGGTAAGTGCGGCTGGGCTGACATTATCGCCCTGCTCCCATAGAAGGATCGTGCTTGCGTTTAGGAAGGCGGCTGGAGAGTAATAACCACCCGCAGTATCCAAGTTGATCCCGCTATAATAGAGGCTTGGCACCGAGTAGAACTCGGTTTGCGCGAACGGGAGTGTGATAGTGGCTGATCCCGTAGAGCTACCCTTATTTGTCAGCTCAACGCGCATAGCATAGTGACACCGATTACCAATCTTGGTGTAAGAGCCGTTCTGTGCCCCGTAAGTGACGCCAACCGACGCCCCGCCGAACTGGAGCGTCGGCGTGAACGTCCCTTCCTCATAATCGTCCAGTGTGTTCGCATCCGCGCTCGCGTTCTGAGTGGCGGGGAACACGATCTGGCCGGAAACGCGCGCATTGATGTTGACGAGAGCCGCCGCATTCGTCGCGCCGTCCGTAGAGATCAGGGCGGCGAATCCGGATAGAACCGTGACGGTCGATCCAGCGCCCGCCGAGCAGATGATGGAACTTCCATCGCCCGTGTTGTTGAACACCCATGTTAGCTTCTCGGCATCGGGGAACGTGACCGTGCGCGTTGTGCCGGGATTGCCGGTGAGGAATAGCAGCGCGTTGCGCGCCTGATCGTCGGCATTGTTGGCCGTCGTTAGCGTGACGTTCCCGGCTGCAACGGAAATGCTGTCTCTTCCGGCGATCGCCTGATCGAGGCGCGCCAGTGCGGCGTTGTTGATCGTCCCCCAGGTGTTCTCGTTGGCGCCGATTTCCTGCTGGGCGATGCGAAGCGAGCTCGTATATGTGTCAGCCATGGCTCCATCCTATGTCGATGCGTTTCATTACGGCGTGCGTGGCCCACGCGCTCGAGCGCGAGGCCAGCGCGTCGCGCGATCCTTGCAGTCGATCGCGATTCCGACCGCTGATCCTCAAATCGCCGTCGCCGAGATCACGCCGGCGTTGCTCACCGTGATCGACCACGCGGTGCCGTTCGGCTGCGCAGGATCAGCCGCTCGCCCTGTTCCAGCCGTACGTCGCGCCCGCGCTTGAAGTTCTCGGCATCCGCGCGTCGCACCTTCTCTCGCACTCATTGCTGGTGCGCTCCGGTTCGAGCGAGATTCTAGAGCCGCGGCTTGCTCATCTTTTCTGTTGATTGCGCAGCTTCATCCACTCCTTTATGGGCAGCTTGTCGCCCGCGCGTGGATCGGACGGGTCGATGCGGGCGTTGCCGCTCGCCTTCTTGCGCTCGTCCTCATGATGCGATCCCTCACCATCGGCCGGGCGAAGAAGTCCGGCGGCTGCGACTGGGGCCAGAGCGCTGTTGAACTGGATGGTCTTTTTGAAACGCGGATGTGCATTCACCGCAGCGCGGATGGCGGCCGCCGTATTTGGAGCGACCGTCTTGATATAATTGGGATCGAAGAGGTAGGCGCGAATGGCTTCGGCCCAGTACTCATGCGATACGTCTTGGGGTTCGTAGCCGAAGTCTTCGGGCGTGACCGGCTTAACCACTGGGTGCGCGCCCAAACCACCGAGTCTGCGGTTCGGATTGTTCAGCGCGTTGTAGACGTCGCGGAGCTCGTCTGACACGCCTTGGGTGCGGACCAGGCCGGCGATGTCGTCAATGACGTGGCCGATCTCGTGGCCATAAACCCGCCTCAGCCGATCCGCCGCAAGATCGGAACGCAGGTGAATGGCACCCTGGAGAGCACGACCGAGGATGTCGTCTCCCATCTCGCGCCTCGAGACACGTTTAGCTGGCCGGCCCGTTATTGCCGTTGCAAGGTCATCAAGTGCCCATGCCGGGAAGGCTTCGTCAGGTCCACCGACCACGTTTCGACCGACCACATATTTCGCTCTGAGCGGTCGTCCTTCGATGTCTTCCGTGAGTCGTCCTTTGACATTGGGAGGGGTGACTTCCGGATATCTCCGATAGTCGGCTGCGAACGGCCGCGGCCACATTGGTTGTGGATCAAAAGGCCCAACTTCCCCAAGTGTACGTCTGATAGAGCTCGGGAGGGCCCGGAGCACCTGTCGACCTAGTGGGAGCGCGTTTAGCGCTCCGAGCCCTACGCCTTCAGCAATCTGTAGCGGCCTCCTGTTAGCGACTCCTGCCGTCGTCGTTCTCGCCACCTCGTTCGCTCCAAAAAAGGGGCCGAGCGGGAAGTCCAGCAAGGTCATGAGGCTGCTCGCGTGTTGCTTGTCGATCGGGCTAAGCCACCCGTCGCGGGAAAGCTGGTCGTGTAGCCACTGTTCCGTCCGCTCACGTGCGCTCGGATGATAGGTCTTCAGCTCAGCCTGCATTGTTGTGTTCTCCAAGTTGGTGTTGATCCGTTTTGGGGGTCCAGGATTCCGCGTCGCTGGATTGGTTCGAGCTCGCGCCGGTTGCACCTGATTGCGCCGCCCACCTCGTCCCCACGTAGGATTTCCGTTCCCAGATATGAATCGCGCCAGACGAGGTGAGCGCAGCGAGTGCAACGGAAAGCGAGCCGCTGACGCGTGAGCCTCGATCGCCTCCCCGTTCGAGGCGACTGCGCCGAGCGTCCGCGTGAGGTTTGCTCCGATGTCGATGTTCGCAGCGGTGTTCGAACCGAGCGCGCCCACCGCTCGCACGAGCGACATGTCGATCGCCGTGGCGCCTCGCCATCGGCAGTCAGTGCGTCCGGCTGAGCGAGTTTGCTATCTCGACTATCGCCTACCGAACGATGTCAGCCGACTGGCGTAACGCGAAGCGCCTCGGGTGGGGGATTCAACATGCCCGGCGCTCAATATGTGTGGCGGTTTGCTTCAGGTCCTGCCCGCCTCAAATCGCCGTCGCGGAAATCACGCCGGCATTGCTCACCGTAATCGACCACGCGGTCCCGTTCGGGCTCCTCAGGATCAGCCTCTCCCCCTGCTCCAGCCGCACGTCGCGGCCGCGTTTGAAGTTCTCGGCATCTGCGCGCCGCAATTCCTCGCGCACCTGCTGCTCGAGTCCGCGGTCGTATGTCTCCGCCGCTTTTGGCAGGATCATCGCTTGCCTCCCGCCGCAACCTTTAGCCGCGGCGCGCCCCACCGCCAGGCCGCCGACGCATCGCCGGTCACCACCAGCTCCGCCTGGCGCGCGGAGAACCGCACATCCGCCTTTCCCGAGCTGTTGAGCGTCGCGTCCCCGATCGTGATCTCGGCGCCGTTCGGATATTCGCGCGTCTTGAAGCTCACGGTCACGCCGCCGGCCGTGTTCTCGTCTCCGATCACGCCGAGCACGTGCATCCGGCGGTCGCCGGTGCCGATCTCGATCGGCCCGGAGCGTGCGAACGGCTCGGCGCCGCCATACCCATACCCGAGCTCGTGCTCGTACACCTTGCCGTCGGAGCCCACGCAGAACGGGTTGACGAAGATGAACGGTGGCGCGCCGCAGGTCCGCACCAGCTCGCCCATGCCCCAATGGTCGTGCTTGTAGTTCCAGTAGACATAATTGGTGTTCTCGCTCGCGCCCCCGCGCGGATAGAACCACCAGAATTCCGCGTTGGCCGCGTTGTGGAATCCGGACACCTTCGATTGCTGCGCGACCGTCAGATTGCGCACCAGGTCGTCCCACACGTCGCAGCGAAGCGGCCGCACCGCGCCGTCATAGATGAAGAAGCCCGATTTGCTCCACCACGCGGCGAACGAGCCCGAGGAGATCATGCAGCCCTTGGAAATGGCGCCGCAGGCATTGCCCACGATCCGCGCGGTCAGCACGAAGGGCAGCCCGACGTAATCGACTGCATGCGCCTCGATATCGGTGAGCATCAGCACGGCATCGCTCACCGCGCGGGCGCAGATCAGCTTGCCCGCGACGATCTCGTTCGAGCCCGCCTGATTGGTCGCCGAAGGGGTCCATGTCGTGTTGACGCCGAGATCGCTCCATTGCCACTTGCGGGGATTGCCGCCGGCGCCGAGCGCGATCAGAAGCCGCTTCGGATGCACGACCAGGCCTTGGCAGCCTGTCGGCGCATTGCCGATCGCCGCGGCTGAGCCCGTGTTCTGATACTCGTAGAGCTTGCCGTCGTCGGGCGAGCAGCCGACGAGATACTGACCCCAGATGTCGAGATCCCAGACCGTCGCCGGAAGCGCGTTCCCCGTGTCCGTGCGCGGCGTGCCGTACGCGTACGCGCCATACGTGCCCTGTCCGTGCCCTAAGAGCGTCGCCGCATCGGCCCGCCCGGACGCGAACCCCACCGGTGTGATGTCGCTCAAGATCCCATCGGCGGTCATCGCATAGAGTCTCGAGTGCGTGCCGATCGCCGCGCGGCGCGCGCCGTCGTTCGCCCGCCATGTCACGATGGCTCGCGGCGCTCCGGAAACCGTGCTCGTGGACTTCTGCACCCAGCCGAGAATCGGTCCCAGCGCAACGCCGTCGTACCAGCGCACGAGATTGGTCTCGAACCAGCGCCCCCTGGCCTGATATTCCGTACCCGAACGGAACACGCCCGGCGGCAGATTGAGTGGCAAAAGTGAGGACGGCATTTGATGTAGTGCTCCGTTCGAGGTGGATCCTAGCGCCGCGTCTTGCTCATCTTTTCTGTCGATTGCGCCGCTTCATCCTCTATCGGCAGCCTGTCGCTCGGGGGTAGATCGGACAGGTCGATGCCGGCGCGCCGGCGACCGTTCCTCGGCATTAGGTAGCAAACGCACCTAGTGCCGAGAAAGGCTTCGGAAGAAGTGCTCGGCAATTGGTTTGTGACTGGGGTGTTATTCGTCTTCTGGATATGGACGATTCATGCTGGCCATCTTCTCGACGTTGAGCGGGGTGCGCTCAACTGGATAGTCTCTCCCGAGTTGCCCCTTGGGGAAGCGGACAGCAAACGTCTCCTCGGAGCGAATGGGTTTGTCGAATACGTCCGTAAATACAGTCCGAATTGTTACAATCGTGAGGAGAGTGCCAGCGCGAAATGCAGTGGACCCACCCGCGTCCAAAAACGACGGGAGGTGAGTCATCTTGCGCTCCAGGGGCTTTTGGGGCGCGATGTTGCGACCCATGCCAGCTGCCCCAAAGTCGTGGCTACCACAGACCTTAGCACCGCTTTTAGGGTACAAGTGGAGCACCTGAGCACTCCACTGAAAGTCTTTCGCGGGGGAATTGCCTGTGTTGCTGACCTCGATGGGGTGATGCGGGGGCACTCAGTGCCATACGTTTTATCAGCGCTATGCTCTACTATAGCGACGAAAACTTTTGTTATCTGCACATAAGCCCGCGTCTGCGCTTCGCCAATCTCGCGAGTAACAGTGACGGCAGCTTGGGCGGCCTTGGTGGCGTTCCTTGCCTCGTCTACAGCACCCTCGGCGGCCACAGCGGCGCGCTCAGTAGCTTTGAGCGTGTTCCAAATGAGAACGATACCGATGAAGGTGAGAACGGTCGTAGCGATAGTGGCGAAGAACATGAATTTGGCCCACTTCGCCATGTCCTGCTGCGCTATCAGATCGTCTATGGCGCGCTGGCGTTCTTCATCGGGCTGTTCCTTTGCGTTCGCGGCTTCAAGGGCACGAGCGGAGCGCTCCAAAGCGTCTTGCACGGCGGGCGGAAAGATTGGTTGTGGGTTTGGTGCTACGGTTGCCTTGCCCTGTTTGGCGCTGGGCTGAGCGCTTTGGTTGTTACCTACGGCCTGAGCGTGTGCGCCAGCTGCTAGCACAACGCATACGATCAGGCATCGTCCAAGCGCACGGAATGAGCGCCGATAGCGTCCAGACATTGGATGAAGAACGCCGCCGTGAAACCCCCACGGCTCATCTTATTGGCTATGTTCCACTCTGTCTCGGAAGCGCCGACCTTGGGGAAGGTTTTCCACCAGTTCTGCATAGGTAATGCCTCGCCGTCTCAACTCGGCCTTGAGATGTTCTTGGCCCTTTTCTCGTATTGCTCGGTTAAGGGATTGTCCTTAAAGGTGTTTTTCGGCATCGGAAGCACTGTAAAATATCAGGGTCGCCTGAACCACTCTCGGAGCGCGTGTCGCCCGCGAACAAGTCGCACAGCCACGACTGGGTCCGTTCCCGTGCGCTCGGATGATAGGTCTTCAGCTCGGGTTGCATTATTGCTTGCTCCAAGTTGGCGTTGATCCGCTTGCGGCGCCAGCCAGTGCCGATCGTGATCTCGATCGCGTCCAGCCGCGCGCTGAACACAGCCCGCGCTCAGGCGGTGTGTTGCTCGTTGAAAGTCGTAGTAGGTGTGCGATCGGGTAGCGGCAGCTCGATCAGTTCCGCGGCCAGGCAGCCCCGATTCGTTGAACCCAACGGTAAATAGGGAAATTTTTGCCGATCTACAGCCGCGCCGTAATCTTCAACCAGGCTGGGGCGCTAAGGAAACTGGTAGGTGTTGAAACCTTTGATCCAGACTATTCTGTTGGCCGGTTCAACTTTCCATCGCACTCTTGCGTTTTGGTACCAGGGGAAGGTCGGTCCTGGCATGCCCTGTTTGAAAAACGCTCCGTGAATCGTCGGATCGAGATCACGAGGTTCGATCGTCTGAAATCCGATACTGGTCAGATACCCGGTCAGCTCCGTCTCGTTAGACCCGGGTGGAAAGCGAGCAAGGAGACGAGCATTGAATTCTGGTCCCCCTTCCGGAGTTAGGCGCTAGCGCGGCCCCGGGCATGCATCGATGTATCCGCCTGTCCCGGGAAGGTGCCACAACAGGGGCGGTACCGCCCAGTTGGGCAAGCGGAGCAACCCGTAGAAAGCGCCGTACATCGCGTACAAGAAGAACAGCGCGAATGGCACCAGCACAGCTATGGCCAAAGAGTACCCGACCCATCGCTTATCGTTACTCGCCGTTCGCCATTCGCCATTCGCCATTCGCATTCTTACTTCTCTTTCCGCACTTGCTCGTTCCGCCGCTTCATCCATTCGGCGGTGCTCGCCCTGTCGCTCGCCTTGTCGCTTGGACTCCATCGCGTGGCAGCAGCGCTGCTGCCGACCTGGGGCAGGGGCTTCACTCCTTGCTGCTCCGCCGCGCGCGCTTCTCCCGCCGCCTTCCTCACAATCTGATCGCCGATCATCGCACGGTGCAGCATCTTGATCAGTCGCGGATCGATCGCGCTTGCAACTTCGTGCGGCGTGAACCCGAACTCGCGCATTCCGAACTCCTTGAGCCTTCCGTACAGCTCGGGCGACCACTCCTTGATCTCGCGCGAAAGGATCGCCTGGCTGTCGGCTGTGCGCTTCGACATGTCCGCGGCGTCCGTCTGCTGCCACGCGGCAAGCTTTGCGCGGAATTGGGCGAGGGCTGCATCTCTCTGGCTCCGCATTTGCGCATACTGCGACCACAAAGCCTGCGCCTGATGCGGATTGCTGATGCGCAAACCCTGCCAGTCGATCCGCTCGTAGGGTGCGAGCGCTTCGCTCTGCGCCAGCACCCGGCCGATATCGGCGGCATGCGCATAGTGCATTTGCGCTCGCCGCAGCATCGATTGGTCACGCTCGGCCAGCGCCCGCCGCTCGTCCGCCAGGCCTTGCGTCTTGCGCGTGTAGTCCGCGTGCATCAGGAAAGCGCCTTTGAGCGCCTTGGGCACCCGATACGTCTGGCCCTCGTGCTCGATCTCGGTGCTCTCGTCGTCGTTTAGGTCCTCAGCCTCGAGCTCGGTGTCTGGTGAGAGCTCTTTCGAAGCATCGCCTTCCTGCTCGGCTGAAGCGGCTTCCGCAGCCGTAGAGACGGACTCGTCCCCATGCTCCGCATTCATCGCAAAGTCATTCACGGTTGATCCTTTCTGTTAGATCAGGAGATGCTCAATCGTGTTCGCGCCGTAGATCCGCACAATTGGCTTTCCACTCCTCCCTGGGTCGAAGGAGCCACGTTCATCGCGGCTCCCATGATGCGGGGATGCCGCCCTCATGTGTCCACGTTCCTGCGGCGCCGGATTGATTCGACCACGCGGCTGTGGTGCCGGGTTGCTCCGCCCAGCTCGCCTCCGCGCCGGATTGCAGTTCCCAGATCTGAATCGCGCCGGACGAGGTGAGCGCTGCAAGGACAACCGAAAGCGATCCGTTCAGGTCTGAGCCCGCGATTGCGTCCCCATTGAGGGCCAGCGCACCGAGCGTCCGAGCGAGCGACATGTCGATCGCGACCGATGCATCGCTATCGACGGTCAACCCGCCGAGCGTCCGGTCGAGCGTGCCCGTGATCTCGACCGTCGCCGCTCCCGACAACGTCACCGCGCCCAGCGTCCTGCTGAGCGTGGACTCGTTGGGAGTAACAGCTTCGCTGACGAGATCTCTGTCGAAGAGTCCCTCGGCGATCAGATCGCGGTCGAACCATCCTTCTGCGCGCAGGTCGCGGTCGAAAATCCCGAGGCTCATGGCGGACAGAACACTTCGGTTGAGTGATGCTGGAGGGTCCAGACGACCGTCGTGTTGGCGAACGCCGATAGGCACATCATGAAATCGCGATGCGAATTGTCGAACGTGCCCGACACCTGCGAGATCACGTTGTGATCCAGGTTGAAAAGGCCGGTGGTCGAGAGGTTGTGTCGGAACGCGGCCGTCGCAGCGAACGTGCTGCTCCCGCCGGCGCTGCGGATGATGACGAGAATGTCATAGGTGCCGACGTCGGACGCCGCCGTCGATGCGCTGAGCGGAAGAGTCATCCTGTTCGTCGAGCCGTTGAGGGTGGGCATCGTCCCGGCACGGATAACGAATGAGCCTGCTGCCGTTCCAGCCGCGGTCTTGCTGAGTGTGCCTCGCCAACGGATGACTGTTCCTGCCTTGACCGGAAATTCGTTGGGGAAGTAGACCTCGGAGCCGGGAATGACGATCGCTGCGGACGCGCCGGTCGTCGACACGTCGCCGGTCATCCCGGACCCGTCCGGCTGCTTTTGAGGCAATGCAAGCCTCAGCCTCTCACGGCGGAAAAAGCCAAGCTCCTCCGTGTACTGCAGAGTCTCCCCTGGCTGCAGCGTTTCCGCGTGGAGCGCGTAGTCGGTGCCATTTGCGTCGAAAACCGCCGTCACCGTGACAGCGGTCGAGTTGCTCTTGTTCCTGATGGTGAGCGCCTTGACCCGCCGAACCACACCGGATCCCGGCGCTGCCAGGATGTCGGTCGTCGTCGCCGTCGAGATCGCCGTGTTTTGCCGGTTGCCTTCCACATTGTCGCTCGAGAGCGTGTGGTCGACATAGGAGCAGTGCACGTCGACATTGACCGCCGCACTGGTCGTCAGTTGCAGCTTGTCGGTCGTGGCGGCGAGTTGCAGCATGGCGCGAGCTCAGATGTTCAGCACTTCCGCAGTGATCGACTGGAAGGTCCAGACGCCGGATGCGCCTGGATTGACCGACACGCCGACGATCAAGCCGGATGTCGTGATGTCGAAGCCGGACGAGGCCACCTGCTGGACGGAGTGGTTCGCGTTGTGCAGTCCTGTCGTCGCCAGGTTGTGCTCGAAGTCGAACAGGAAGTGCACGATGCAGGAGACGCCGATCGGGCCGCGAACGATTGCCTGAATGCGGCAGTAGCCGGCGTCGACCGCCGCCGTCTGCGCGCCAAGATTGAGGGCGCCGGACCGACTGGTGTCTGCCGTCGTGCCATTGGTCCCGAAGCGCACGTTCCAAGCTGCGGCCGCGGTGCCTGCCGCCGTCTTGGTCATGCCGAACGTCCAGCGGAACACGGTGCCGACAACGATAGGGGCTGTGGCGGCGATGGCGATTTTGGATGCTGCCAGATAAGTGTCGGCGGCGTTTGCGGTCTCATCCGCAGTGTTCACGTTGGCGATCGGCTTGTAGTTCGGCAGCGTGCGGAAGAAGCCGAAACCTTCCATGTATTGCAGGCTCGCACCGGGCGGCAGGAACTCCTGATGCAGCTCGTAATCGGTGCCGTTCTGATCGAACACCACAGTGACGACGCAGGACACCGACGCGTGCTTGTTGCGGACCGTGAGCACCTTGACGCGGCGTACCGCGGCCGAAGCCGGCGCGGCGAGAATGTCTGTCGTCGTCGCCGTCGTGATTGCCGTGTTCTGCTTGGCGCCCTCCACATTGTCGTTCGAGAGCGTGTGATCGACATAGGAGCAGTGCACGTCGACGGTCGCGGCTGCGCTGGTGACAAGCTGCAGCTTGTCCGTGGTTGTGGCGAGCTGCAGCATTAGGCGTTCCCATCGGTCAACGTGAACGCCGTCACCGTCACCTGCTGGCCGGTCGCGAACGACGTGTTTTGCACCTCGAGATCGCCGCCGCCGCCCGTCGCCGTCACGCTGCCCTGTAGGTGACAGGTCGAGCCGCCCGAATCGTAGATGCGGAAATGGGCGGCCGTACCGGTCGCGTCCGCTGAAATGTCCTGCCACGTGCCGGCCTTCGCCTTGCTTCCCGAAGCGGCGGCCGCCATCCAATCCGATGACAGGTTCAGTGTCGCCAGCACGGTTCCGGAATCGGCCGCGGCGCAATCCGCAGGCGCAGACCCGGTGCGTATCCTCATGATCGCGGACGTCCCAATCGTGGTCTCGATCGCGTCCAGCCGCGCGTTGCGCACGGCCGTGCTCAGCTGCAGCGCCATGTCGTCTATCCCCATGTTGAAGGTGTGGTAGTGGATGGAATGCGGTACGCCGCTGCCGTTCGGTGCCGCCAGCCGCCGATTAGCTCGCATATCTGCCGCGCAGTTGGTCTGACTGCCTACTCCGATCCTGTGTCTTCGAACAAAGCGTCTGGCGGAATGTCGCGACCGGCGGCATTCGCAGCCTGCGCCAGCGCGATACCTCTCGGATCGAGCAATCCCAGGGAACGCCGAAACGGACGATCTCCCATGAGCATATCCAGGCACTCTTGGGCGCGCTTGCGTCCGACCGTTGCTGATGGGATTCGCTGGTGCGTGAGGCGGTCCAAACATCGCGCGGAGAAAGGCCCGCTATTTCCGCCTGCTTGATAATTCTTTCCGAACAGACCTTGCAGAGGCGCAACCGCAGCCGCTTTGTCGAACACGTCGCTGCAGAATGGGCTGGCGGCAAAACCTCCGCCTGCCGGCGGAATCAGGCTTCGGTTTCCAGCCGGTTTAGAACGCGGCCTCCAAGAAGTTCGGTTGCCGCGCGACAGCCGCCCTGTCGAGCAACTCGAGCACCAACGCGTCCGCATTGGGATCTCGGCCACATCGGCTAAACTCCGCTGTTGATGTTGAACGTCGGATGCCCGACTAGCTCCGCTACGTCCGTCCGCGCTTTCCCGCCGGCCACGCGGTTCGCTATCTGGATGTCGGCCAATGCCGCCTGGAACATCGTGCCCCAGGTCACCACCCGCTCGTCCTCGGCGAGATACGGCGCCGCCTGCACCAGAGCGCCGTAGAGATACGCATCGGGATTCGCGCTCAGCAGCCAATTCGTCGCATTCGAAACGAGTGCCGGAATCCTGGCGTAGTACGTCAGCTCGCCCATGTACGCCGCAGCGGGCGCGGGCAGCAGCCGCAGCGAGCCGCCGACCACCGAGTAAAGTTCCGGCTCTCCGGCACCGGCGCCTCCGGCCTTCTCGGCCAGCAGCCGCTCGGGCGCGAGATACTGCAGCAGGCGCACGTCGCTCTCCGACAACTCGAGCGCGAGCTGGATCGGCTCGAGCATGTCGACGGGCGCATCCGTGAACTCGCCGGCGAGCGCCGCTTCCGCGCGCGTTACCATCTGGCGCACGCGCAGCCGCCGGTTCATCTGCGCTTCGGCCAGAGCGATGAACTCCGGCACCCGCGCGGCCAAATCCGTGCGGTCGAGCCAGTTCGCCACCGCCGTCTGCAATTCGGTATAGGTCGTGATCGCCATGCGTCACCTGCTTTGCTACTGGGAAAGAAAGGTGGCCGGACGCGGGGGAGGGGGCGCGTCCGGCCGGGCAGGCGGGCGGCGCGGAGAACGCGCCACCTGCGTGCGGGATCAGGCGAGATTTGCCAATCGGCACGCGAGCTGCGGTCGCAGCGTCTTGTAGCCGTACAGCACGTCCAGCCGGCACGGGAACTTGTCGTTGTTGATGTCGTACTGGCGCACGATGCGCATGGAGATGCCGTCGAACACCTCGCGTGCCGAGAAATCGACGCCCTGCGGCATCACGAGATCAGCGGTCGCGAACGTGAACGCGTCCTCGTGATAGACCATCGACTGTCCGTAATCGGTCGAGGCCGTTCCCGCGATCGTCACCGCGCCGCCGTTGGTCGGCGATGCGCTGACATTCTGCGTCGCACCCGACGTGACGATCGGCGGGCTGATGGCGAGCGAACCCGCGCCGCCCGCGTGCGTCGCCGTCAGCACGAACTGCTGCAGGATGCCCGTGCTGACCTTCGTCTCCGGATGCACCGAGAAGCATCCCGCGAACGTCACTATCTCGCCTGCATTGATGGCGCCGGTTCCCGTGTTCACCGCGATCGAGGCTCCCGTCTGGCTTGCGCCGTTGACCAGATAGCCGGCGCCCGCGCCGCGCGCCTGCGTGGCGAGATGCGTGGTCTCGAAGAAGTCGAACCCGCCGGTCCGGCCCATCATGCCTTCCTTGTACTGCGACTTGATGGCCGAGGAATCTTGGAACAGGCCCTTCAGCGCATCCACGAGGCTGACATTGTCCTTGGTCCTGAGCAGCGCCGTCCGTCTGTCGTCATCCGGCGTCAGATTGTCGTTGAGCACCTTCCGCGAGTTTAGGATGTTGGCGAAGCTCAGCGCCGCTGCCGTGTCGTTCACTTGGCTCCACACGTCCTTGCGCATGGCGAGCGCGTCCGCCTCGATGCTTGCGGCCAAGACCGCCATCGCCGGCTTCAAGATGCGCTTCGAGAAATCGTCCAGCGAAAGCGTCAGCTCGTTGGACGAGAAGTTGAGGTCCACGCCTTTCTGAGTCGCGACCTGCAGTGTCACGCTCGTTTCCGTCGTGTCTTGCGTGGAGAGCGTCGCACCGGATCTGACCGTGTACTGGTTCGGCAGCCGGATCTTCAGCGTCTCGCCCGATTTGGCGCCCTTCTTGGCGAAGGAATCGTCGTATTGCCTGTTGATGCTGCCCACGAAGCGCAGCTTCTGATGCAGCACGCGCAGCGCCTCGCGCGTGACGAGGGTGGGTGTCAGCAATGTATTGGCCATGACTCATGTTCCTTTTCTGCCCCTCCCCTTGTGGAGAGGCGGCGCGAGTGAGAGGTGAGGGTTTGAATTCGTCAGCCGCGTCGTCGCCGAGCTGGCGCAGGGGGCTTACCCTTGCTGCTCCGCGGGCTGGGCGCCTGCCGCGGTCTCTTCTGTTTGTGATCGTTCTGAAAGGATCGCGCGGCAGCTCAGGCAAGCGCTTGGCGGTGTCCCGCGTCGCTCGCTGCTGCCACTTGGTGACCGTTACAGTGAGTTGGTTTGCGGCCTTCTCGGGACTTCTTCACGTCCGCAACCGCCAAATGTCCGCAACCCCCGGCTCGTTTGCCGGAGTGCGCATCCGCTGGCTTCGCTCGATGGGTCCAGAAAGCAAAACGCCCGCAGCGTCGCGCGGGCACTTCACTCCACCGTATATCGAATACAATCCAGAATAGTCCGATTTCGTCCGATGTCAAGCAGAAAAATTTTTCGTCCGTGTGCGAAGCATACACTCGACACACGCAATAGGGTATTCCTTATTGCTCGATGGTCGTGGTCTCGCGCGAACGCCTACCTGTCGCTGAACGGCTGACCCGTTCTCAGGTCGCGCGTGAAGATGGCAGTTTCGAGTGGTGCGATCCGATCGGGATAACCCCATCGAACGCCCCAAAGAACGTTGATCTCCATCTCCGCAAGCTGGCAAAGTGGTGATGATCACTCCATTTGGATGGTCGGGATCAGCTAACACTGAAAACATGACGTACGTCCCGCCAGCACTTCTGCTTGCGGTTCGTTCGCTTCCGCACCCTCGGCGCTGATCAGTTCGATGTTCTGGGACGATACCTGTCTTCCGCCGGAGACATGAACGGGGCGGGTTCACTAACGTCGACCTTGCCTCTCTCACGCCCGCAAAGGGTTTCCGCATCTATGGAGCGCGCGAGTGGGACCTCGTTGCAGTCGTCTCCTCGGCGGGAGACTTTAACGCGGACGGTTTCGACGACGTAGTTGTCGGTGCCGAATTTGCCGAGGAGCCGGGGAGCGGAAAGATCAATGCGGGTGAGGCGTACCTGATATTCGGCAAGAGTTCGGGCTTCTTCGATATTGACCTCGCTGCGCTGACACTAACGCAAGGCTTCCGGATCATCGGTGCGGAGTCCCACGATTCCACCGGAGTATCCGTCTCGACCGCAGGCGATCTGAACGGGGATGGCTTTGATGATTCATCATCGGCGCGAGCGGGCAGGATGCCGGCAAAGCATACGTCCTTTTCGGCAGCGATGTCCTGGGCGCCGCCACGTTGCTTGGCTCGGGAGCGCTGTTCGACCTATCGTCTGACCTATAGTTACGGTCGAACAGTGCCACGAGCACGGACCTAAGTCCCACCTCCCCCGACGTGTGGAAAGCCCGCCCCGACTTATTTGCGAAACAATTATTGTTTGCTTTGCCTCTGATCTCGAGTGATGTAGTTAGAAAAAGTCGCGAACAACGCAACCAGTGTGAATCGTACTACGCTTCACGCTCGTTGCCGTGTTCCAGGACGTAGGACAAGAAGCCAACGTAATCGACGGTACCTATGGGAACCCTGGCAGAAGCATAGGCAAGGCCTAGTCTATCAAATCTTTCGTTTAGTGCGTCTTCGCGTCATCCGGATCGCGCTTCAGCGTATTCCAAGGGTGATCCGATCGGAAGCGCCTCACAACTTGAGAAAGATGGCGATGCACGCTCCGTTCAGCGCGATGTCGGCACGCCGTCTCGCAGCCGTTGCTCATTGATGTCATGCATCACCTTTAAGCGTTCGGTTTCCGCCCTGAACGCATCGAGCTTCAGCTTCTGCGCCTCGATGAGCGCATTGCTCTGCGCCTTTTGTGCCTCGATATGCGTTCTCGCGGCAGCCGCAGGATCAGGTGCCTTGGCGACCGCGGCACCCGCGCCATGCGCTTGCTGCACCTGCTGGAACCGCGCCGCGATCTCGTCCGCGCCCGGCCAATCGAGGTTCTTCGCCACCAAGTCCGCGATCATCGGCGCCGCCGCTGGGAACGCGCGCAACAATTCCATCATCTGCGTTGCGGCTTCCTCGCGGCGTGTCGTGAAGCTGGGGCCGGTCGAGACGGTCAAGTCGTACTTGCCCACGCTCAGATCATAGATGCGCGACAGCGGCTGGCCTGTCGCTGGGTTGACCACCGGCTTCCCGCCCGCGCCCATCTGCACCACTGGCTTGCCCAGCTGCACGCTCGCCGCTGCGCCGTCCTGACCGAGCACGCGGACGATGCGCTCGCCCGAATACACGCGCGGGATCAGATCGATCAGGATGCGCCCGGCGTGCTCGATCGCTCTCGACAGGTTGTCGATGAAATGGAACGTCGAGACATCGCCCTCACGCTGGCGCGCCAGGATTGCGCGCCCGCTCGTCTCGTTCGACCGTGCGCCCAGGCTTGCATCGTACATTCCGATGATCGCCTTCATGTCGTCGGAGGCGTTCAGCGCCTCCTGCAGCGCGCCCGCCGGCACGCCGGCGAACGGCTGGCGCTGCGGCGGCACGCCGCCGTCATATTCGATATAGGCGTGCGTATCGGTGTTCGCGGTCTCCCATTTCGCCGCGTCCGTCTGGAACGCGCCCTTCGGCCCGATGAACGGCGCTTTCGGCGCCAGCGCCACCAGCTCCGTCGTTGCCGTGCGCCAGTAATTGAACATCCGCTGCGGGTCTTTGGCGTCACGGATCAGCGAGCGGAGATGGCGCTTGCCTTCGACGTTCACCTCCTCGCCGTACACCGGCACCAGCGGAATGTACCTTCCTGCCCAATCGTTCGTTTCCAGCACCTCCGCGCCGGTCAGGAGCCGCTGCGTCACCTTGTGCGACAGCACCTCGCGCGAGCCGGTTACGGACACGCCGATCGCATCAAGCATCGCCTTGTGCTGCGCGTAGACGTCCTCCGCCATCGCCTGCTGGTCCGACAGCAACAGGATCGTGCGCTTCACCTTCTCGCGCCGCCACCATTCGGCGATCAGGATCGTATCGTCCTCGCGCCACGGCGCATTCAGCGCCTCGTACCCGGCCTCGGCCCAATCGACAGCTTTCGCGCCCTTGTAGCGCGCG